ACTGGAGTTCAGACGTGTGCTCTTCCGATCTCAAATAATTCTTGTAATCCTGTGTCCATTAATCCATTGCCTGTACTTTCGTTTCAATGAAATCAATCTCATCATCAGAAAGATTATATTTCTTATATAATTGCTGATCAATTTCAGGGATGCTCTTTGACCAATCTATATCAGAATTGGAAGTAAAGTCTTGGAGTGGGACAAAACGCCATTTATCTGCATTATTGTCTTGTGTTACTTTTAAAACACCTAGCATCGTTCTAGTAAACTTTGATTTTATATACTTCATTAGATTATTAGCTTCATTCTTTGAATCTAATTTTCCTATCCCAATAAAGCTTCTAGTATACCCGATTAGGGGTTCCCCGATTAGGGGTGTACTCAATACTTCACCTAAAGCACCTGTTCCATTTGATTTTGGAACTAAAACTTTGTACTTAAATAAATTTTCATGATTTAAATCTAAATATTTCTTATCAACATATCTAAAAACTCTTTTATTATTTATCAATCCAAGAATTTTTATTTGATCTTGATTTTGTCTTTCTTTTGTAAAAATTGAATACTTACTAAATATATTACTTTCTAATCGTTTATCATTTCTTATCTGATTTGGAAAATCCTTATTTAAAACATCCAAATTAAATTTATTTTGTACATAAATAATATCCGTTAATCCTTTTCCTGTTACATGTGGTTGAACTTTTTTCAAAATTGAATTTAATTCAGGATAAACAGTAAATGTACCAATAGGTCCTAATTTTTTATTACTGTCGTGTAAAACTACTGCTACACCACCTTTAATATCTGTTCTTGGAAAAATAGCATCACTATTTTGTTCGTATAATATTATTTTATTATGAACATCTGTAATCATCTTTTTATTCCAGTCCTTAGGTGTACTACCAGCATTAAATAAATATCTTCCAGGAGTTATTAGAGTAAATACATCTGATAGCCTATAAGCCAGATCTACAAATAAATGATAAATAGGTTCATCTCTAGTACTTGTACCTTTAGATTCCTGCTGATATGGTGGATTACCAATTACAACATCAAATTTCATATCATTAAACAACTTTCTAATTTTTTTAGCTTCATTACTTACACTAGCTTTAGAATCATCAATAATATTTTCAACATATTCAGCATTTATGTTCCAATCATTGTGATAGCCAACTAATGTTCTTCGAGCTATTTCTTTAGCCATTGGCGTTTTAGCAACCAAGAAAATATTTTCTCTTAAAATGGTTTGCCATAGCAAAAGCTCATCTTCAAAATTAAACTTACCTGCAGTTTGATTGTTCAATTTTTGGAATTCACGCCAATAAATTGAAGTAGCTACATATAGAGGATAAAGACCAGTTTTAGAATTAATCTCCAATACATGCGCATCCCTAGTCAAAACCTTATCAGTGTAATCAGTCTGAATCCATCTTCTAATAACGTTACCGTCTTGGTAAGAATATTCATAGTCTTTGTCGTAGAAGGATAGACCTCCAATAGTTTTCCCTAAGTGCATGTTAACTACACGCCAAGGAGTTAGAACAGTTTCTTTATCAGGGTTTCTAAAAGTAGAAAAGATATCAGCAATCTTTTCTACCCTTTCAAGCGGATCAGCTTTATCCAACTCCTTAACTTTTCTACGAATAATCTTTCCTGCTTCAATAAATACATCTGCATCATAGTATTTAATGAACTGGTTAAATAACTCTTTAGTTATTCCTTTAGGCATGAATTCTTGCCAAGAAACATCATCAATATTATTAACAAATTTTTTAATTGATACTTCTTCATCAAACTTAATGTCCATACCATAAATCATCATAGGAATTCTTATAGAAATACCACGTAAGATTGAAATCATGGTACGACGTTGCTTCTTTAGTTTCTTAACTTTATCAATAGCAGCTTGTTCTTCCGGTGTTCTTTCTCTTGGCTTCTTTTTCCGCCCTTTTTCGGCTTCATCGTATTCTTCTTCATCTAAGCCTTGATGATTAACATCAATTTTCATTGGCTTTTTATCTTTTTTAGTAGTTCCGATGATCCCTTTTAAATTGTTAAATGCTGCTAAATCATCATCTTTAATCAAAAGTAACTGATCACTATAAATAGAATCATCGTCAAAACCAGTTCTAACTGCTTTTTCAGCATAAGCACGCTTAATCTTAGACAATAAGCGGTCTACTTTAAATGGCTTCATTTGTTGGTTACTCTCACCAATAATTGGTAAGAAATTCATTAGCTTAGCCATTCTAACCTTTTGCTCTTTAGTTTGAATTTTTCCAACACCAGTAGCTAAACTAGTAGATTCCGCCATAACTGTTAAGGCTCTATCTGGGGCAAAATCAAAGATATAACAGTTCTCTTTTTTACCAAATTCAGGAGATGAATATGGCGTCTGCGCTCTAAAGGCTGCTTGCAAATATTGCATCGCACTATTTGTATTAGAAAGGAATATAACTCCCGTCCACTTAGGAATAGTGGCACCAGTTGTAAGCTTTCTAACTGTTAAGGTTATAGTTTTTTTACCATCTTTATCAGCCTGATCAATCGCCTTATTTTCAGCTTCTGCGTCATTGTCAGTACCAACAATATCAATGGACTTATCATTCTTAACAACATTAAGTACACGGTATTCTTGGCTAAAAACGGGATGCTGCTTCAATAATTCTTCTAAAGCATTTGCTTCTTTAATTCCTGGCATAATCCAAAGAGTATGACGCAAACGATTCCTAAAAGCTCTAGTAGAAAATGGATAATTTGTAGTCCCTGGATTTGTAATGTTATCTAAAAACTTCTTTACATCATTCTCATAAACAAATTTACCTTGTTTGTCCACTCTAAAAAATTCTTTAAAGTTAAAGGTATATTTATCAAAACCTTCACCCGTGAATCTTGGATCCTTAAAATGATCATTCATTTCAAAGGTAAACATAGAAACTTTAGGAAGACCTGCATAAGGATTTTCTACACCGGGATGCATCTTGGACCAATTACTTTTAGCTTCTTGCTCCATTGTATAATCCCAAGTAAAAACATGGTCTTCATCGTAGTCAGACAAGATGTTAAAAGGTGTACCGGACAAATCAAGTTCTTTAGTATGTTTTTTAACTACTAAATTTAAAATGTTTTGAGTTAATTCTGTTTGTGTTCCTTCATGAGCTTCATCTACTATTACTAAATCCCAGTCAACAGCAAATAAATCTCTATTCTTATCAGATACCTTACCACCAACGACTTCAGATCCAGCTAAATCTTGAATAGATGCAAAGTAAACATAAGGATCACCAGTTTTTTCTAAATCCTTAATAGACTTATGACCTTGCGTTTTAGAGCCATAAACGTATCCAGCATCCGGCATCCCTATCTTGTTAAAGTCATCAAACCAACCATCATCGACAACTGGTCTATGAGTCATAATTAAGACTTTTTGATACTTTTCTTCTTTAATCAGCTTTAAAGCAGTTAAAGTCTTACCAAAACGCATCTTGGCATTCCAAAGCATCTTTTGTCCTGACTTAAAACCTTTTTTAGTCTTATCAACGGCTTCTTGTTGTTCAGGACGCAACACTATCTTTATTTTAGATTTTGGAATTACACCATCAAGACTATCCTGACCAGCTTTAACCGCCTTAATTGCTCTCTTAGCAGTATCTAAATCTGTTTCAAACCACTCATCGCCAGCTAAGTCTTGACTATGTTTAATTCCTGATCTTTCAAGTACATGGTGAACATCATGATCAGAGAACCACCAACCGTCTGATTTACGGTAAGCAAGTTCAGCCCATTCTAAATTAGCTGGTACTCCTGAAGTCTTCATATATTGATTAATTCTCTTCTGAGCCCAATCACGTAAGTATGGACTATTATCAGAATTATCTTCAGCAAGGTCACCAACACCAGTTTTTCCAACCTTTTGATTTCCTTCATAGACTTTAAACTTACCTGAAGAATTATCAGCCGTCTGAATATAAATTAAATTTTTCTCAGCATTAGAAGGTTGCGTTGTTGTCTGGTAAAGATAATCTGATTTCTCAGGTTCTTTAAAATCTGTAGCATCAATCTTTTCATCGTAAAAAGCACCTACAAACCATGCAGTTAACGCAAATAATTGTTTCAACGCCTTCAATGCTTCTTCCTTAGAGCTATTTTCCAAAGTATGTGCTGCAACATTACCAGGATTTTTAATATCGTAGAAAAGCTGTAAAGCATAATCATCGATATAAGCACCATTCTTCAAACGTTTAAGAATACTATCAAATGTTTCCCGATCATCTAATTTAAGAAACTTTTGATCTGCAACATCTCTAGCTATGTTTTCCGCAATAGCACGAACAGCAGTTAATACACCAGGATAAATTCCCATCACATAACTTAATTCAGCCTGAGTTGCTCTAGTAAAATATTGTCTGGTTAATTCGTCTTTAGTTAAGAATTCAAAATTACTTTCCATTGTGCATCAGATCGGAAGAGCACACGTCTGAACTCCAGT